TGGTGGCTGACGTGTCGATAACCATGAAAGAATATGTGAAGCCGCCGGAGGTGGTGAAGAATGGAAGTTGATGTAACCGCAACATTGGGAAAAATAAACTTTAGTCCGGACAAGCTGACAGAGATCCTGCAGAATGTCCGGACTATTTTATCGACGCCGAAGTACTCAGTGCCGCTTGATCGGGACTTCGGCATTGATGTCACGATGCTTGATGAACCCATGCCTGTGGCGCAGGCCCGGTTGACGGCTGAAATTATTGAGGCCGTACAACAATGGGAACCACGCGTCCAGGTAACGAAAGTTTCCTATGACGGGGATACGGCAGACGGCATGGATGGTGTTCTGCGGCCGAGAGTGAGGGTGAAAATAATTGAGTAGTACGCTAAGCAGTTTGCCTGAAGTTACATTCGCGAAAAAATCGGCGCAAGTCATCGAAGCTTCGATCATTACAATGTATGAGGCATTGACAGAACGAACGCTGTACCCCGGAGATCCAGTCCGTTTATTTTTGGAAACCATTGCGGCCATAATCGTGCAGCAGCGGACGCTTATCGACTACGCTGCAAAACAGAACCTGCTGGCTTATTCGGCGGGTGATTATCTGGATCATATTGGGGTCTTGGTGGGCACGACACGAATCGCCGCATCGGCGGCAATAACTACGTTGCGATTCACTGTGTCGGCGGCGCAAGCGTCGGCCATTTCTATTCCCATGGGTACTCGTGCGGCAACAGAGGACGGATTGACCTTTGCGACCGATGTTGCTGCAACAATTTCGGCAGGCCGTACCTACGCCGACGTTGCAGCAACTTGCATTGATGTCGGCACGACCGGCAATGAACTTGCTGCTGGGCAGATCAGCAAAATGGTGGATTTGATTGCCTACGTCGCGTCGGTGACCAACACAACGACCAGCGAAGGCGGCGCAGCAATCGAGGACGATGACGATTACCGCGAGCGGATCCACTTGGCGCCGGAATCGTTTTCCGTGGCTGGGCCGACTGGCGCTTATGAGTATTGGGCGAAAACAGCCAGCAGCTTGATCGTAGATGTATCCGTAACCTCGCCGACACCGGGAACGGTAGAGGTAAGACCGTTGTTAGGCGGCGGCGTGATTCCCGGTACAGAGATCATGGAGGCGGTCGACGCCGTGGTGAACAATGTAAACATTCGGCCATTGACCGACCAAGTGGAAGTGTTGGCTCCGACGGCAGTATCCTACGATGTTGTGCTGACATACTATATTGCGTCCAGCAATTCGGCGCTGGCATCAAGCATCCAGGCGTCAGTGACGACAGCGATCGCAGCTTACGTGCTGTGGCAAAAATCAAAACTTGGGCGTGACATCAATCCATCAGAACTGATCTTGAGGATCATGGCGGCCGGTGCCAAACGAGTTGCGGTCACGACTCCGGTCTATACGGCGTTGGGAGCGACTAGTGTGGCGGTGGCGGGAACGATAACGGCCACTTACGGAGGAATAGAAAATGGCTAATCTGGCGACAACTAAGATAGTGGACCTGTTGCCGTCCAGCTTACAAAGTGACTCTCAGGTAATAGCGGCAGCTACGGCTCTTGATGCTGAACTGACGGCAGTAACTGCGGCTATTGAGGAGTGTTTGCTATTGCCGCGACTGGACGGATTGGCGGAAGATGTCGTCGATCTGTTGGCATGGCAATGGCATGTGGAAGGGTACAGCGAATTGCTAACCATCATTCAAAAGCGCAGCTTGATCCTTCAGTCCATCGCGTGGCACAGGCGCAAGGGAACACCGGGGCTTGTGCAAGATCTAGTTTCGGCGATCTATTCAAGCGGTGTCGTGACCGAATGGTTTGATTATGGTGGAGAACCTTATCATTTTCGGGTGCAGACTACAGGCGTGATTAGCAGCGAGGCGATTTACACACAACTGCGGGCGGCGATCAGCGCTGCAAAAAATGTCCGGTCCTGGCTGGATGGCGTGTATATCGTCAGGGAATGGACCGGGGCGATGTACATGGGATTCGTGGTGCATATGGCGAAAACATTGACGCTGCATCCAGCGGCGTTTGATGCACAGTCAGGATCAATGGGGTTATATTTCCGAGGGGCGTTGCATAACGGCAAGATCCTTACTGTCGGAGTAGCCGAATAAAAGGAAAGGATGTGAATGATTTGGCATTTACAGGCACGGTATTGACTGCAAAAGGCTTGGCGCTGCAAAACAAAGTGCAGACAGGGGTGACCCTCGGTTTCACAAAAATGAAAATTGGTGATGGTACTTTGTCCAGCGGATTCAGCTTGGAAGCGTTGACAGATTTAATCTCGCCAAAAATGACGCTAAGCATATCGTCGGTGGCGGTGGTTGGCGACGGGACAAGCCGGATCAGATCTGTCGTGACTAACACGGGATTGTCGGCCGGCTTTTTTGTTCGCGAAATCGGCGTGTTTGCTACGGATCCGGACGAAGGGGAAATATTATATTGCGTGGCCAATGCCGGGAATGAATGCGATTACCTGCCGACTCCGACCAGCGTTGCGGTCGAACAGACGCTTGATGTCGTGACGGCAGTAGGTAATGCGACTAGCGTTACTGCAACAATCAACGAGACAATTGTGCTGGCCACGATCGCGGATATCACAGATCACAACAATGGCTCCGATGCACACGGGTTGCATCGATGGAAAGCGGCTCGCGCATATGCTGTCGGAGATATCTGCTTTAGTAAATTGTTCGCTGTCAGTAGTTACAAATACTTTGAATGCATCGTCGCCGGTACCAGCAGTACAACTGAACCGACATGGCCTAGTATTAGCAGCACAGTGACGGATGGATCTGTAACATGGATAGTCCGTGATTTAAGACAAGGAGCGTCTATAGGCAATATTGTGCAGGTTGTTGATGTTGGCGGAGGTAAGGCTGGGCTTCCTGCCATTTCTGGCGCTTTGCTGATGGATATTAGCGGAATCCCGATCTGGGAAAAGTTGACTGCGTATGAAGTTGGCGCTGTTCGATACACCATGGCGGCTGGACACGAGTACAAACGATTTGAATGTGTGGTTGCCGGTACGAGCGGAGCAACAGAGCCGTCGTGGACAGCGGTTGGCACGTTGGTTACTGATAACACTGTAACGTGGATCGTAGATGACGTGAGGGATGGAACACCTGTTGGACGCGTGGTGCTTGAGCATCTAGGCAGCCCGCGTGTCGGCTATATTAAATCAAACGGTACGCTTGTGTCGCGTACGGAATACCCGCGCCTATGGGTCTTTGCGTTGGCAAGCGGTTTAATTGTGACTGAGGCCGAATGGACTGCAGGAAAAACTGGTGCATTTTCCACGGGTGACACATTAACGACCTTTCGGTTGCCTGATTTACGTGGCGTCTTTGAACGCGGCTGGGATGATTCGCGGGGGATTGATAAAACCGCGTTTACCGGCAATGTGACGATTGGTAGTAACAGTATAACTGCCATAAGCGTAAACACGGCGATTTTGAGTGTTGGCATGCCCATAAGCGGCACAGGGATACCTGCGGGGGCGACTATCGCCGCAATTGTGAGCGCAAGCAGTATTGCAATTTCGACCAATGCAACAGTGACCACTACCGGGGTTACGCTAACTGTAATCGGTCGTGTTTTGGGGGCTGAACAAGCCGACGACAACAAAGGGCACCAACACATCTTCGGCGGGGCTGGATATATGTGTGCATACGGTAGCTCTTACGAGGGCTTTAATTCGTCGTATTATCCACCCGACACGCGCGGTACCACTATGCCGTCCGGCGGCCCGGAAGCTAGGCCGCGAAATATTGCCAAATTGGCCTGTATTAAATACTAGGAGGGAAAAATGGAAATTTATAATTATGATGCCCAATCCGGGGTTCTGCGTGGATCGTCGATCGCCGATCCCAATCCGGTAGCGCCCGGAACTTACCTAATACCCGCATTTGCAACAACGATTGAACCTCCTGGGGCAACCACTAATAAAACCCCTGTGTTTGCTAGCGATGTGTGGTCGCTGATTGATGATTATCGTGGACAGACGGCATATAATACTGCAACCGGTAAGGCAGAAACCGTGAATGAAATAGGCCAATTGTCCACATTGGGGCTGACATTGATAGCGCCGCCGGACTATCCGGCAACATGGAACGAGACCAGATGGGTAGGTGACTTGGCTGGAGTGATGGCTGCAAAAATTGATGAGCTCAAGGCCGCTCGCAATGCGGCCGAGGCGGCCACTCCGTTTGTTTATGACGGCAGCAATTTTGACTACGACAGTCTGAGCCGTGAGCGGATCGATGCCGCAGTCAGCGCTGCTACAATCGCAGCCGTATCGGGCACGGCCACGAGTGCTGTGCTGGCCACATGGGTGTTGGCCGACAATACGAGCCGCGAAATGACTGTTGCCGATTGGCTGGCATTCCGGCAAGCGGAAGTTTCACGGTCGGCAATCTGCCATGCGACTTACAACACGCTCAAAGAGCGGGTCGAGGCACTGGCCGCAGAGGTAATAGCTGGAACCAAGACTGAGGCAGCGGCGATCACAGCAATCAATGCAATAGTTTGGGCGTAGGGGAGGGCGGGATAGGTTGAATAGCCATGAATTAAAAGACGAGATTGCGAAGGCTGGTCCGCCAGTGGGGGTATCGGCAATAACGGCATTTGGAGTTAATTTGGCTGACTGGGTATACATCCTTACGGCCATATACTTGATAGTGCAAATCGCGTACTTGTTGCACAAATTTTATCGGCGCTGCCGCCCAGGGCGTGAGGAGTAAATAGTAAAGGGGATGATATCTTGACTACGGGACAATATATCGGGATCGGCTGCGGCTTTATCGCCGTGGCCATTTTCATTATATGGATAATGTCGAGAGTTTATGAACACCAGAAGAACCCTGCCGTGCAGGAATTTTTAGGATCGATATTGTATAGTATTGATGCCGAATGCGATGCGCTGGAAACGCCAGTAAAAAAACAAGCGGCCATTGCACAAATCATGGAGCTGCTCGGCT